CCCAGCTTGCGCCGTTGTAGGTGTAGTGGTTGCGCCGTGCTTGGTGGACGACGGCGGATGTCGTGGGGACGTAGGAAGTGCCTGTGTCGGGGTTGTTGACCATGCCGCCGAGGTCGGAGCGATAGGCCCACATGGTCGAGGGCGTGCCCGTGACGGTCAGCGTTAGTGTGGTGGTGCTTGCGGTTATCTCGACAGGATTGCCCGCCGTCACTGTGCCGGTTCCAGCGCCTGTTAGTGCAACGCTTCCTGATCCCGTGATTTCCACGGTATAATCCGCGCCGCTCACGACCGTGATTGATTGCGTGGCGGGTGCGGCGCTGTTCAAGGCTAGATTATGCGGAGCCCACTTGATCAGGCCGTCTGAGTCCACCATGGTCGCATTGCCAAGGCGGCTGTGGGTGAAGGTGCTGTCGAAGGTGCTGACTGCTCCCGCCTTACGGTAATACTCCTCCTCGAAGTCGGCGACGAGACCTGGGCGAAACCCCGAGATAGCGTAAAGATCTCGAAGGAACCCTGCGCGGCGACGACGGAGGAGCGGTAGGTTAACCATTAGTACAAGCCTCGGAACACCACAATGACGTCGACGTCGTCAGTCCCGCCGCCGCTGATAGCTGGGCGGATGTAGGCCGAGCTGAGGGAAAATTCTGCGATGCCGTCAGCTGTAAGGCTGATGTCGTTGCCCTGCAGGTCTTTGGCAGTGAACCAGGTAGTGCCGTCGTTGCTGTGCTGCATGACGACCGTAGCCCCGTCAAAGGTGCCGGAGGCTTGCACGGAGGCAGCTAGGCCCCACTGCTCAGAGATAGGCAGTGAGTTGATCGTGTCGCCTGTGGCGCACGCTTCCCAGATAACTCTAGGGATTTTAGCGATAGTGCGGTCGATGACAGGGGATACAGTGGCCATGGTGCCCTCCGTTTGCTGCTACATACACCATTAACATGACATGTGCAACAAGCAAAAATACCCCCGGTGAGGGGACACCGGGGGCAGTCTAGGAGGAAACTGCGCCGAGGGATGGACGCAAAGGAAATGTACGACATTCGCCGCCCTATGTCCACCCTACAGCATCAATTCTCTTCACCTCACGCACGCGGTTGACCATGGACCCTTCTTCCGCCGAGGCAACGTGCAAACATAAATACTGCAATGCGTCAGCAATGTGGCTGGAGTCATTCTTCTCAATGACGTTATCAGCCTTGGGTTTGTAGCGGTAGCCGCCCATCATCGCGCTCTTGAGCCACCGGCAGCGCGGATCAACCAGGAAGGCAGCATCACCGTCCACCTGCCGCATGAGCAGGCCGTCCACCGCGTTGAGGCGTGCCGAGACAGCGTTAGTCTTAGCCCTGATCACCTTGAGCCCTTCGGCCTTGATGATGTCCACCGCGCTCCGCTCGTCGGTCTGCGCCCTCTGCAGCCCTGCCGGGTCAACCACAATAAGCACAGGAGCGCCCGTGAAGCGCTCGAAGAGTAGCGGCTTAAGTACTGTGCGCGTGAACCGCTGCACCCCCATGTCGAAGCTCACAGCCTCATCATATATAAGCACACGCCCCCTTGCATCCATCTGGCCGATGACTGCTGCAGGTGTAAGCCCGAGGTCCATGCCTACTACAATAGGTCTAACGCCGTTAAGAATGGGTCGCAGCGACTGGTGCGCCATGTGGTAGTCGGGCCTGAAGTACTTGAACACCGGCTGGCCTGCTGAGGACAGCCCATACTCCCCGTCGATATACACTCTAATATATTCATCACTGCGCCCCTGCGTGTCGTAGTACCCTTCCGGCAGGTTCTCCACGTTCTCAGCATAAGGGCTACGGCCTGACGGCTGCTTGAAGACAGCCCACCCGTTCTCACGCGGCGTGACCCCATCCTCGGGGTCTATCTTCTCCATCTGGTAGTACCACCAAGTCTCCATGGTGGGTGGGTTAGTGTCAGCGAAAACGCCGTGCCACGTAGGTCCGCCGTCCTTGACGGAGGGGTAGCGCCCAACACGCTTAGACAGAGCATCTACAATGTCAGGGTGAATGTCTCTACACTCGTTGATCCATGCGAAAGTCGCTTCGAGCGAGTTCAGGTTAGCCACATCATCCGCATCGTCCAACGCCCGGAACATCACCTCGCACTCGACATCACCCACCTTGAAGAAGTATGTCTTAGTGGTCTTCATGAAGTGCCCGCAGACACCAGGGGCAAACCAGTCGAGGAAAGTCTTAATCGTCGTATCAACAAGCTGGCGGACGGTCTGGCGGATAACTATGCAGCGGCTCTTGCGTATCCCTTGCGCGTTAGGTTCTTGCTGGCTTGCCCGACGTATCACCTCAAAACAGCAAGCCACAGACTTTCCCGAACCTACAGGACCGTTAATAACACGCATCCTAGCGTCAGATGCCATGAACTTGCGCACGGTGGGGGTCGGCGTATAGTCTATCTGAAGGGTCATTGGTTGGGGTACGTCGTTAATCTGTATGTCGTGGTTGGCTGTGGTTGGCCAGCGGAATAGTCTTTGCCTCTGATGACCTTAGTACTAAACGGTCTACCAATGACAGCCAGCTCACGCTGCTTGGCGAGACATTCCAGGGGTGATGAGAACTCAAAGATCTCCGGGGTCCGCATCGATGACCTTCGTCTTGGTCTCCACAACATCCTCTACCCCTCCTAGATTGATCGTTATGCGTACGCCACCGGCAGATTCACCAGTGTCGTTATCACCCTTACTATCTAGCCCAGCCCACTTGACCGTTGACTTGATCAGGTCCGCCTTCACAGTAGGGCTTACGTCGGGGTTGTGGATGAGTAACCAGGATGTTGTTAGGAGTTCTTCAGCTTGCGCTCGTGCCTTCAGCTTGAACGTCAGACCTTTGGCTTGGATCTCAGTGCGGTAGTCGTCGACCCGCTTGATGAACACCGGGTCTTTCTTCAGCGCTATCAGGGTGGCGGCGTCAATACCATGACGCGCCATAATATCCTGCATAGCTTCGCCGCTGCCCTCCAGGCGTAGAGCCATGTCGAAGGCAAGGCGGTCGTTCCACATCTTTGATAGTCTAGCCATGATCCCGCTCGGGCCAACAGGCGAACTCGCCGTGGGCTCTATATAACGCTCGTGCGTAAGCTACGCTACCATTATGACACTCTCGACGCTCAGGTTCCAGGATAGGAATAGCGACGTTAGGGAACTTGATTCTTTCAGCCGTCATCAAGGCTGGTGGTGGACTATTAAAGAGAGTGCGGTGGTTGTTAGTTGCGATGTGCTGGATACAGTGCTCGAACCGGCTTTTATAGCTGAGATCCTTCCGCATACGGGATAGCTCCTTGCGTGCTGCATATAAGAATGTAGCGTGGTCCCTATTAAACCTACGCCCAATACCAGCAATAGAGACGTCTGAAAGTACCAGGGTTGCGACTATCACCATGTTGCGCCGCCGCAGAACATGTCTCTGCTTCGTGTGCTCTAGCACCTCCGCTTCGGTCAGTCCGACATACTTACACCCCCAGTCTATGACTGTCTCCATGGGTAGGAGCACGCGGGTTGGATTGAACAGGTCGATAAGCTGGTTTCTTACATTTGACATAGATGGAGCCTACTGCGGATAGAGCGGTTCGTCAAGGGTGGGATGAGGGAGATAGTAGACAGTGGTGTATAGTTTTGTAAAATCAGGTTGGAAATTTTAATTTCGCCAGCTTAGAGGCGGCGACAGGGATTAGTGGACAGTAGTGTATAGTTTTGTAAAATCAGGTTGTGTAGTGAGCGAGGTACTACATATAGGGGCGGGCCGCTGCGGCTAGGCCAGGTGGGGGTAGGGGTAGGGGTAGGGGTAGGGGTAGGGTAGCTGCCTTCGAGTTGTAGGTACCTAGCAACCTGCGTAGGTTGTATGTACCTAGCAAAGAAAGAAAAAATTTGTCGCGAAGGTAAAGAAAAATATTGACACGCGCGGCGGGTTGTGCGATTGTAGTGTTGTTAGCAACAAGCAACACGCGAGAGGAAAAACGATGAATGGATGGACCAATGCATCGACCTGGAGGGTCAATCTCTGGTTCGGTGACGCGCTGGATGAAATGCGGCGCGATATGCGCCGCGACTTGGTGGCAGATGACGTGCGCGAATACGTATGGGCGCTAACCGAGGACATGCACCCCGAAGTTTTCGGCGCATCGTTCGTGGCCGATCTGATCGCCAGTGCGTTGTGTGAAGTCAACTGGTGGGAATTGGCGAAGCATGTCAACGACATGAGCGACTTCGAGGAAGTCGCCTGATCCTTAACCTTGGCGCGGCTACTGTAGCCGCGCCGCTATCATATGAAAGGAAAAACGATGACCGACACGCAACTAATCCTGGCAGAGTGCCGGGCATTTCGGAAGGGCGCTGCGTACCGCACAGCGTG